TTACCGAGTCGAAGCCAACGAAATCGAAGGGTATGCTACAAACGGTATTCAGCTTAGGTCATCTTCGGCACTACGTATGTTCCAGAACGTTGTTAAATCTAACGGGTCCACAGCGGAGCTTTCGTTCTCCGGAACGCTCTCGACGGACATTACGAACGGGGCGATACTCGAAGGAAACACGCCTAGCACATACGATAACGCAGGCACGAAGACGGTAATAGCGTTGGGATTAACAGCAATGACCGCCGCCTCTGCTGCGAACGGGCAACTGTTTATCGATTCCGCAGATAATAAGCTGAAATTCAAGGACAGCACCGGAACCGTTCAATTGTTGTACTAACGAATAGGCACGCTAAATCAGCGTGTCTTTTTCGTGTTCATATACGAAAGGAGGTGCGTCATGGACCCGAAGGATTACGAGAGATTGGCGAAGATGGAGGCGCACGTGGAGCAGATGAATGCCGTTGTTATTCGTATGGAGGCGAAGTTAGATACGTGGTCGACCAATTTCTTAACTCGTAACGAAGCCACGGAGATGTTTCGAAGTCGTGATCAGGACATTCAAGAAACTCGGGGAGAATTGAAGGAATTACGCGATGAGATTAAGGCGGTGCGTGGTGAGATAACCGCTATACAAACCGACCAGCAAAACGACAAGCGGGCGAGCGCGGCGCAAGTGTCATCGTGGGTGGGTATCGCGGTGGCTGCTTTATCGCTGCTCGTCGCTTATTTTAAGTAATACGAAGGAGGCATTACGATGAACAATCGACTAAAAAACTACGGCCTGTGGGTATCTGTCGCTTCGTTGTTTTTACTATCGCTGAAGTCGAGCGGCGTCGACGTCGACCTGGGCGTATGGAATCAAATAATCGATCGCGTGCTCGAAATTGCCGTGCTCTTGGGTATCGTGAATAACCCGGACACGGATACGAAAGGGTTTAGCGACGACAACAAAGGAGGCGGCATCTAATGGCGATGACACTCGAATCTTTACTGACGAAAGCGAACCGCAAGCTATCCGATGCGGGCATGAACGTAGAGACAGCGGAGAAAACGCGCCAGGTTATTGCGGAGATGCACGCGCAAGGCATCTACGTATGCGTAGCGCAAGGGTATCGCTCTATTGCGGAACAGAACGCTCTATACGCACAAGGCAGAACAACGTCAGGTAAGGTCGTGACGAACGCGAAGGGCGGACAATCGAATCACAATTTCGGCGTGGCGGTCGACCTTTGCTTGTATAACGCGGACGGCTCCGATGTGGTTTGGGAGGTAAACGCGGAGTTCAAAAAAGTCGTAGCCGCGATGAAAGCGAGGGGCTTCGAATGGGGCGGCGACTGGAAATCGTTCAAAGACTATCCGCATTTCGAGTTATATAACGTAGTAGAAGGCGAGAAAATCAAACCGTACACGTCGGCAGCTTCTGCGCCTGTATCCAATAAAGGGTATCTCGAGAAAAGCGATAGCGGAGACGCTGTGAAGGAACTTCAAACGTTACTCAACAAAGCAGGGTACGATGTGGGCGAAGTTGACGGGGAATTCGGCGATAAGACTGACGCTCAAGTTCGTAAATTTCAATCGGATAACAGTTTAGAAGTGGACGGAGTAGTAGGGCCTGCTACGATGGCGGCTCTTAAGGACAACATGCCGTACGACGTAGTCATCCCGAATACAGCGTTTTGGCAAGCGAAGGCTCTCGTAATCGAATTCGAGAATCGCGGCTTCAAATGCGAGGGTGTTGCGTTCAAAACGTACGGACCGAACGAGAAGCCATCGGAGGGGGATCCGTATAAATTCGTGATTCACACGACACACCCGCGTACAGCGCAGTTGGTTGTCGAGTTACAAGGACGCGGATACGGATTAACGTATACCGAGGCGAAATGATACGAAGTAGAAACGAGGGGGAATTCGAATGAAGGACACGATAGCACGCGAGCCGTTCAGCGGTAGCGCCAACGCAACAGTAACGTTTAATGGGGAACGTGAGGAGCTCTTTATTATCAACGATGGCGCGGCGGACGTAACGTTCGCCACGAAGTTTTTTACGTTCACGCTGAAGCCGGGCGAGTATTTCGATGAGCGTATCGACCCGTTTAGCAGCGTTATGATTACGGCGACAGGAGCGTTTAGAGGGTACGTGAGGGAGGCTCGATAGTATGATCGGGAAACAATGGAATAAACCATCGGAGCTTTCCGACAAGATCGGGAATCTGACGGAATTAGGAACGTCAGCACGTTCATTAACTAAAAGCGTTAGTGAATTAATTATTAACATTAAAGATTTCGGGGCCAAAGGTGACGGAACTACAAACGATACACTAGCTATTCAAAATGCAATAAACTATGTTGCTGGATTAGGGGGAGGAACTGTATTTTTCCCAAAAGGGCGTTACTTAGTTGATCAGATTACATTAAATGTTAGCAATGTAACTTTATCAGGGGATCAAGCTACATTAGTTTCCAATCTCCCTGTAACTGCTGATTTAGCCGCTTCCACAATGATTTTCGCAAATCCTACAGTAGTGAGAAGTAACATTGTCCCAACAGCAGATATTACTAAAGGAGACTACACAATTTCTTTTTCTGATGTATCTAATATACAAGTTGGAGACTTCATACTTGTCACCACGAGTAAGTACGAAGGAAACTCAGGTTCTTCAAACTACTTTTTAGGCTCTATTCGATATGTTAAGGCTATAAACGGAAATCAATTAACATTGGACAGTGGAATCGAAAACAGTTTATCTATCACGACAGATAATGTGAAAGTAAATGTAATTAGAGCCATTAAAAACATCACAATCAAAGGCTTAGACTTTCAATTAAAATACGACAGTAAAGAAATTGGAATATGGATTAAATATTGCATGAATGTTACTGTAACTGATTGTAAGTTATACGGTGGCGGTCAGTGTTATATGGGAATCTGGCTTCATAGTTGTTTCAATGGTTACGCAGCTCGTAACTACTGTGAAGAGTTCCTTGATGATACTCAGATTTTAGGATATGGAATCTACATCTCCGGTCATAATATCAAGGTTGAAAGCAACACGATGATTAAATGCAAACATGGCGTCGCAGGAGGGGATAACACCCATCGAAGCGACAGCCTTTTCATTAATAACAACTATGTATATGATCCGCAGTTGATGGGACTTGATGTGCATGGTTCTGCTGACAAAGTGGAGATGATTGGCAATATCATTTATGACGTTGGTAAAAGTTACGGGAATACTGGTGGTTTATGGGCAAGAGGTCGTAACTGGAAAATTGTAAATAATAAAGTATTTGCAGCAGACAAACGAGCAAATGCAACATCTATTTTCGGTATTAAATTAATGGAAATAGCTGATAAAAACATCACTATAAGCGGTAACTTAGTTGTCGGCTGTGATTACGGGATTAAAGCGGATGAAGTAGCAAATCCCATCACAAACCTTGTTATTTCCGATAATATTTTTAACAATGTCGCAAATGGGATTTACACAAAGAAATTAAGTGCTTCAAACATATCAGGCAATACAATTAGCGCATCAGCACAAGGAATAACCATCGTAGGTATTGAGAATTCCACTATACAAAGAAATATCGTGAATTACGGTTCAAGTGCTTGGGGTTGTGGAGTTTTACTTGATACAGAAACGAGCAAAACATGGAAAAACGTTGCCGTATTAAACAATAACGTAACCGCTGTTTCCTCTAATGCAAGTAACGGTATACGAGTTAAATCAAACTATGATGTACTTAATATCAGTAATAACATTTGTGATATGAGTGTAGGTTCTTCTGCCGCTGTTCTTGTGAGTGAAAATACAACTTTAACAAAGTTGATTCGCGAAAAGAACATTGGCGAATATTATTACACTTCATTGCCGTCAGCTACTTCTTTTGATAGAAGTCGTACCATTATCTTACAAGGTGGAACTGGCGTCGCTGACAAGGAATATATCTGCATGAAGACAGCAGCAGATACTTACACATGGGTTCAAAAAGCAACAGGTTGATAATACAACAGAATATGACAATCTAACACAAATAAAAACGCCGGCTCCTTCGCAGGGGATCGGCGCTTCTTTTTCGTTATTCCATACTCGTTTGTGACTTAGCGGAGGCTTTCCCGTTAATAAACGTGATATTAAAGTTTGCGCCAAAGCCTCCGTTTATATTCTTCATCCACGACGCGATTATCATTTTCATGTCGCCCGACTGCGACTCGGTTTTGCTCGAAGGCTCGCCGAACTTTGCGACAACCTCTTCGTAAGTCATTCCGCCTTCACCAGTTAACGAATCGCCCGTCGTGATAGTTTCGTAATCGGCTAGCGTAATCTTCGCCGGCTTGCTCGGCTTCGGTGCTTCGGATTGCTTTGTCGCCGCTGCTGCATCGCCTTTGACTTCCGTACTCGCTTGCTCTGTTTTCGTACCGCCGCTATTTCCGCCCGCAATCGCTACGACAACAATAAACGCTATGACCCACGCCCACCAACGCTTATATATCGGCTTTTTCTTCTTATCCATTCGAATCTCCCCTTTCGTCATAATTTCATTATATTACCATTTCACGAATTTTTGAATATCTTTCGGTATACAATCACGAATATTTGTCGACACTATTTACATACAACGACGAAAGGGTGTTCTCGATGGTATTATCGACTATTCTCGCGGTGCTCGCGTCGGCATTCGCGTTCCTATATATGCGCTCGGAGCGTCGCCATATCTCGGCGCTAGACAGTCTCGTATTCCTCCGCAATGCAAACGATACGTTCAAGCGTACACTGGCGATGGGCCTATACCTTCGCTTCAAATCCGCCCAGGAAGGCGAGAAATATAGCGATGAGTTTATTCGCGAGGATCCGTGGGCGTTCGAAGCATTTATCGCTTGGCTATTCGAGCGCAAGTACGGAGGCAAGGCGGAGGTAACGCAAGGGAGCGGTGATTATGGCATTGACGTGGTACACAAGCGCGAAGACGGCGTTTACTTTATCCAGGTTAAATGTTATAAGGACGATTTACCTTTCGATGCCATCGCGAAAGTACATTCGAACATGGTGAAACACGGTGCGATCGGAGGCTACGTCTTATCGACCGCAGGCTATACCGATGCAGCTCGCAAGTATGCGCAAGGCCTCAACGTTGAGCTCGTAACGGGCAGTGATGTCGCCGATATGTACATCGAGGCACTCCGGGCACAAGGCGAGCGGCAGACGTCGCCCGTTGCGACAGTGTGAGCGAAAAATACGACGAGTAAAGTCGCTGAATATGGTTACTATATAAATACGTATGGTTATCGTACGTAGTAACTATACTCGGTGAGCACGTTTTTTCCGCGAGGGCACTACGTTTTCTTATCGTTACTATAAACGGTTACTGAATAAGTGTCGTCAGAACGTGTAGAAATCCTTGTGGAGCGTGCGGAGGTCAGGCGGGTACAAATGTGTGGGTAGGCGCCCTGCAATCCGCTAGACGCCGTTTTAGACAACGTAGAAGGCACGTCTATTACTTCGGTAGATGCCGCCCGTCTCTACGTTGTTTTTATTTGCTGTCCGATTCCAACATCTACCAAAGTATCTACCGACGTAATTCCCCGCTAACTAACGAATTATATAACGATGTATTTACCAAAGTATCTGATAACGAGGTATTTACGCCCTGAGCCCCGCCGTTATCGGATTTATCGAAACGTTTAAGAGAGTGGAGCGACGGAGGTGGGGAACGAACGACAAAGGTGCCCCGTTTGCTCACGCCTTATACATTATCCACAGAAATTTTTCAACGGTAATTTTTTACAAACGTATTTACAACGTTATCCACATACGGTAAAATAAGGATTGTAGTACCCTTGTCGTCAGCGAGGTCCTGCAACACCTCTAAATATTAACCTCTCGATGAGCATCCCGTACCATGAAGCGGGGTGCTTTTCTTTGTGTTTACGCCTCTACACGAAAAAAATCCGAGAAATTTATCCACAAACAGGCACGAAATACTTCGTTAATGCGTATCGTGTTATTAACAAAGTAATGGAGGCGATACACATGACGGAAGTTATCGATTTCCGCTCGTTCATCCGCAATGATTGGCGCGCTGCCAGCGTTTACAAAACGAAGGTTTCCCCGATCACACTTAACTACGCTTACCTCGGCTCATTCTCGTTCGACCTCACGTTCACATTACTCACTATTGCAATCGCATTAATAGGCGCTGTCATCGCAGAGCAAAAGCTCGTTGCGAACGGCCACATCGAATCTGCCCGCCTGGTACATTACGGTACGAAGGCGATGCTGTTCGGTACATTTGCGTTTTATCTCATTCGCCTGACAATCCGAAGCATTGCGTATTTCCTATAACGAAGTGGAGGCGGTATTATGTGCGAACCAAAAATGTCATCGTTATTATTTCGATTCGACCCCGAAAGCGGTTGGCGACAAGTCGAAAATAAATTAGACACGTTCGAGAAAGTACGGAAGGTCTGCGGAGATGATATCGTGTGTCATATGGACGGGACAATATACACGCTAATGAGCAAGACGGAGGTCACCGACGCCGTATATAAATTCGCGAGCGGAAAAACGTACCAATTCGCTGACATAATTAAAAGCTGGGGACAGTGCGCCCAGGAAGATCCGTCGAACATATTCCGATTGATTATCGATGATAGCGTGGATTTCATCAAGTTTGCGGCGGAAATCAGCGTTTTGGATTGTCTCTCGTTCATTATCGAGTGTATCGGATTATAAGGAGGCGATGACATGTTCGAAGCATTAAAACAGCGCCGCGAGAACGCGAAGAAACTCCGTAAGCTACGAGAGGCCTTCCGTTTAATGAATCTCACGAAGGAAGTCGTGTTTCGCGGCAGCAAGGGCGAGCAGTTTCCCGTGGTAGTGAACACCGATTATAGCGAGGAGCGAGACGTCTACGTTTTTTCGCTACCAACGGGCGTAAATCCAGCGAATGTTGAGAAGCATTCGTATATAGTATCGCAATTATACGGGAAAAAATTCGAGCTCAGCGAAGTGTCCAACGCCAAGAATTTCGTTTTGACGATATACCATACGGATCCTGTGCGATTCCCTCAATACGCGTACAATGTCGAGGAAATATCGCCGATTATTCGGAAATGCAAAGTACCGATTCTGCTCGGGAAAGACGAGAAATGTCGTTATGTAGTCGTCGATATGATGGGCGACAATCTGCCGCATGTGCTTATCGGGGGATCGAGCGGTAGCGGAAAGTCGACGCAGCTCCGTTCCGTAATTACGACGTTAATCACCTCGAAGAAGAATATCGAATTATACCTTGCAGATATGAAGCGGTCTGAATTTCATTTATTCCGTCGCTGTGAATGCGTAAAAGGTTATGTAACACGGCGCAACGAGCTTGTCGTAATGGTGAAGACGTTATGGGCGGAATGTGAGCGACGATCTGACTTACTCGAGGCACACGAAGTATTTAACATCGACCAGTTGCCGAAAGAGTGCCGCGTGCCGTATATCGTGTTGTTCATCGATGAATTCGGCGTTCTACGTAAGGATAAAAAACTACAAAACATTATAACGGACATTGCGCTGCTCGGCCGTGCGCTTGGCGTGTTTATGGTGCTCAGCCTTCAAAGGCCAGATGCTGACGCAGTGGATGGCGATATTAAAACGAACCTAAATATTCGCATGGCGTTTCGTGTAAATTCGAAAATCGACTCGAATATTATCTTGAGTTCGACGGATGTAGACGCCTCGAAAATAACGCAAGGCGGCCTCATGTGGGCGAGCGTCGGCAACAAGTATACGCAGATCCAAGCGCCCGAACTCGAGAAGGACCCAGCGGAGGAGTTGCTCGAACCGTTTAAGACCGCGAAGCCTATCGATATTGTACCGACTAATGTAGTCGAAATGGAGCCCGAACAGCAACCGATTGAATTAGGACTGCTCGATACACTCGACAAAAACGGAGGGAAACGAAAGTGAAACAACGTGACAAGGAGATAATTGGTGCAATCGAAAAGTTTCGTGTGCTGGACCGCGACCAGCTGGTGCGCATGTTCTTCCGTCAGCATCGGAGTCCTATATCGGGGTGCAATACGGTCATGAATCGGCTGAAACTGCAGGGGCGCGTGGATGTCGATACGAAGGCGCGGCCATATCGATATTACCCTTCGGGGTCGAAGATGAAGCGAGACAGCGCGAAGCTCCCGCACCATGCGGCCATCGCCGACTTTTACCTCGATGTGTGTTCGTATATAGAGCCCGATGTATTCGAGATCGAGCGTAAGGTGGCTGACGGCGTGATACCCGACGCGTTCATGATATGGCGGGGCACTCCGTTCTTCGTCGAGGTGCAAGTGCGCGGCAACTGGACGGCAAAGCAAGTGCGGAGGAAAATCGAGGACTACGAGGAATATTACGTAGGTGGCTCGTGGAAGGCTCTCGAATGGCAACGCAAGGATAAGCCTGTGTTTCCATACGTGTTGTTAGTCGCTCCCAAACCGTATGAGTTAGGCGATGTCAGCCGAGGTGTTCGCGTGCTGCAGGTCGCTGACTTCCACGAGTTCATGACGAAATACGTGCGGTAGCGCCAACGGCGAATGTTCGGATTTTACTCGATATGGTATAACGTATGATATTATCGTAATAGAATAACGGTGGCAACGTAGGGCGCTCGCGATGGCAGGGCGCTTATTTTTATTTTCGCGAAAGTGTCAAAAACGTTGAGGAAGGTTCGATGTAGAAGCGTAGGGCGTCGGATACGACGACCAATCTTTTTTAAAAATTAACGAAAATTTAACTTGACATTGTTTTTACGTTGTGCTATTTTAAGTTCTTTTTAAGATCTTAAGGTCTTTAGTAATAAATAATTAATTAAAGATCTTAAAGATAGCAGCGCTAACGCACTGCAGCGCTCTAACAGATAGCGTCGAAAGGAGATTAATACTTATGTCGACAAAAAAGAAATGGCAAGACACGCCAGTTGACGGATGGACCGCTAATATCGTAATCTCGTATCTATACGATCGTCATACGGAGCTATACGGTATTAAATACACGACGAGGAATAAACAACGTGAGGCCGGTATGATTCGTAATTTTCTAAACGAATATGGCGCAGACGATACAAAGCGGTTTATTGACGCCTGTTTCGACGACTACAAACCAAAGCGAGATTATCCTGGCGTTAATTTCACGTTTATGTTAACGTGGATGAAAGAACGTGTACTACCTCGTGTGCTGGCGGAGAAAGCGCGTGAGGCGGCTTATACGCACGTTAAAAACGATGCCGACGAGGATTTAAGTGATTGGATTTAACGGTCGAAAATCGCAGGAATACGTTTGGGACGTCTGTGAGCCTCGCTGTTGAATTTTAGCGCAATCGAATACTAAGGTAGCCAAGTGATAGTTTCAACGCTTGTACAGGCGAATCTAGGCGTTCTAAGCGCAAGGTTCTCCGCATAGGTATCTAGTACACGACGGACGGCGCTGACGAGGTAGAATACGAGGGTTGTCGAATAGCTATACGAATATAGTAACGTCGCAGAAAAAACACGAACGTTCTCTTAATTTTTGCTGTTAATATACGTTATTGTATAAGCGATAAACGATAAGGAGGGATTTTGTGTCTGACGCAATTTCAAAAGAAGAAATAATCCTCATAGGTCTTTACGAGCGAGTACGTGTCAATAAAGTCACTAAGCACGCATCTGTTTATTACGTGAATTCGGATGAAGAAATATTAGCAAAGAAATGTTGTAATTGTGAGAATGTTTATTTGTTAGACAACTTCAGAAATAGGAGTACTGGTATTGCAGGGAAGGAAGCTAGGTGTAAAGTTTGCAAAGGGGAGAAAGATCGCTTATGGAGAGAGAATAATCCAGAGTACTTCAAAATGTATCATGAGCAGCACAGGGATGAACAACTTCAAAAAATGCGCGATCGCAGAAAAGTTAAAGGAGATATATACAACAAGAATAAGCGAGATAAGTACCCTTTCATAAAGGAAGAAATTTTAAAGAGGAATAGGGAGTGGAGCGCAAACAACAGAGAATACAAACGAGAATCCGTGAAGAAGTGGCGGGAGGTAAACAAGGAGCAGCAAGTGGTTCAAGGGCAAAGAAAGCGTGCTTATAAGAG